GTTGGAGTTAGATTAGTTGACACTTTACGAATAATTGCAAATGATGCACAAACAGTTGATGCTTTTGAACGTGCTTTAGATAATATTTCAGTATCTGGGTTAAGAAATCAAGTTGGAAGAAGAGTTAGATTAATACAAATGGTTAAAAGTATAACACAATTATCAGCATTTGTGGCAAAAACATTTTTAGAAGGTTATTTAACTGCTAGTGAATTCAGTTTTGTAGGAAAGACAACAAATGATATACGTGATGCACACGACGTAATATATGCAAGTGGACAGGGAAATTGGATAATATTTTCAGATGTAAAAGGTATGGACACATCAACATACGGACCTCAGCAAAGATTTTTATTGGATGGATGTTTAAGATACGCAAAAACAATACGATATAAGCAAATTCCATACTTTGTAAACAATGATACAAATCATAATACACATGCGATTAGAATGAAAACAAAGCAGTTGATAAATGGCGAATTCATTGAAAGTTACGAAGATTTTTCAGTTCTTGAGTATATGCTTATAGTTGATGGTGCAATTATAGATCATGATTCTTTGGTATCGGATGGTTATTTTAGAAAATTAATTTATGCCAGCAATCTCACATTTCCATCAGGATCGTACAAAACTTCAGCTCAGCATACAACCTTAGGATGCCTAATATTTAATACAGTAAAAAGGAATATGGAGTCGAAGTATAAGAATATTGGTTTACAATTGCATGCACAAGTACTTGGTGATGATCAATTGGCATATGTAACATCTGTAAGTATTTCAGCAGATATGGAGGCTATAACGAATGAATGCTCTGAGTTAATTAATAATTTGCTTGCAAAATTTGGCTACATCACAGAATCAAACGTTGAATTAGGTTTTGGTGAATTTTTAAAACAAATTGGACTATTCGGAGCTAACAACGCATTGGGATCAAGATTAGCAGTGTTTTCATCTGAAACAGGAGAATCTTATAATTTAGGACCTTTTGAATGTGTTAAAAATACAGCAGCTTTATGTGATGAATTATCAGCGAGAGTGCCTATACCACAAGCAACAGTTGTAATTAAACGTGCGACAGCAATGGTGAAATCTTATATTCTAATTAACATATCTAATAACTTAGGAAAGTACAATCATAGGTCAGTAGATTTAACATTAAAACATCAGAAGTTAGGGACTACACAAATAATAAATAACATAGATAAAGTATTACGTGATCATATAGAATTAATTCATTGGAAAGATAAATTTGGAGACTATCGTATAATCAGAATATTAACAGGTTATTGGTATGGAATTCCAAATTTAGGTATCCCTCATTATGCTATGTACTACTCAAACGGCGAATATAAACCAGATGATAATTGGCTATCATTCTCAAGTCCAACATCTCTACGATCAATACTTTTACTATGTGAAAAAGATTTCACTGAATTAGATGAATTGAGAAGCAAAGCGCAATTATTTATCAACAAGAATGGTAGCCAAAAATATATAGAATCTATGCCTTCTGTAATACGACGAACTTTGTCAAAACAATTAAGAGTTTTAGGTGAAGAATATTTTAACAAGACGTTCATGTCAGATAAAAGTAAAATACCAATTCCAACTGGCAGTCGTTTATCACTGAGTAAATTAAGAACATATGGCATAATTGATGGATATGTATTTTCAAATATATTTAAGATACGATCAGAAGAGTATGAACCAGGAGCTGCATTTAAAGTGCTACAAAAAGTGGGAAATTCGTACCTTGACAAGCAAAAAAGCGATCTTAGTAGACTTTCCTCACATCAGTTGTATATAAGGTATAATTACAAAATTAGTGATGAAATAGTATACTATAATAGAATTGGATCACGTTTACTTGCAGTTGTGAAAGATAAAGTCGTAAAAGCAAATCTTGATGAGAAGTATTTTGACAGTATAGCACCAAAACTAAATTACATACCTGAGGAACTATTAGATACAGTTGTATTCGGAGATTATAATGTAATCACAGAGAATGTATATAAGCAGAAAATTATACAATATTCAGTTTATGAGAATGGCTTTGGAAATTGCGTACCACCTTACTCTATTCA